AGACTTCCTGTGTTCTTCGAGACGCGACTTTCGAAGTCTTTTAAGACTTTGGTTTTCGTTATCGATCATCACCGGTTGTCTTCAGTGATGGCGAGGGCCAGAAGACTGGTTATCTCGCAGAGATTTGGTGGAAGTAGTGCCCACCTTATCCCGTATGGCTTCGGCTTCCCGAGGAATGCCCTATGAGTCGCATTAGTCCTCAGTCCGTCCGAACCGTGTTTGAGCGAGGTAGGGATCTAGGAGATGGTACGGGTTATCATGTTACAACCCCTCCACCCACCTATGAATCTTACAATCGCGTTTACACGGGCGTAAAGACTCCGAACTTTCGCAACTTAAAAGGGCGTCAGCTACCGGTTAACCCGTTTAGCATGACACTAACTCAGGTTGACGATTCGCAGGCTATGGATTCCTTAGTACAGAAGGATGGGAATGGTCACATTATTCTCAACACCCTGTCTTTGGATACCACTGGCCTGCTTTTTAGCTATACGACCACGACTGTACCGTCCTCGAGTCATAATCCGAGGGCTCGCGATAATGCAATTACTAAGCTTATCGCTAGAGCAGAAGCAGATCTTCAGGCTAATCTTGCCCAGGATATCGCCCAAATGAATCAGACTGTATCCTTAATCGCAGGAACTGCGAAAAGGATAACTTCTGCCATTAGGTCGGTTCGCCGGGGTAATATAGTCGAAGCTGCTAAAGCTCTAGGTACGCCACCTCCTCGATCTGGCTATCTTTGGCCAAAGGGAGGTAAGCATCCTTCCGCTACGCAGAACGTTGCCAATAATTGGCTCGAACTGCAGTATGGTTGGAAGCCCCTTCTCCAGGACATTGATGGCTCGATGCGTTCCCTTGCAAATGCAATTAACTTGGGACGCGAGGTGCGTCGTGTTTCAGCCTCGTCGACTTACACAACGACAGATCGAGGTACGTTTGCAAATCCGTGGCTTGGTGGCGGTCCTCCCGTTGGTAGTTGGAACTATACCATGGCGACCACCTCTAAGTACGTGATGCGCTACCGTATCGACAATCATGTTGTTGCGTTTCTCGCACAGACAGGCTTCACTAATCCCTTGAACCTAGCTTGGGAAATTCTCCCTTACAGTTTCGTTGTTGATTGGTTCCTTCCTATAGGACCTTACCTCGAAAGCCTTTCTGCTTTCGGTGGTATGGTCTTTGTAGATGGATCCGTCAGCGACCTAACTGTGATGGAACATTCTGCCTCGGTTAGCTTTGCGGGTCATGGTAACGGTGAGGGCGCTGGTGTAGAACGCGTTAACAGAGGGCTTCGTCGTGTTCGAGTGGTGAATTACAATCGTGGTCGCCTAACTGGCTTTCCACGAAAGGAAGTTCCTGCTCTTAAGAACCCGATTAGCACTCTGCATGCGCTTAACGCCATTGCACTCATGGTCCAGGCCTTCAAGCTCTAGTAACGAGGCGCGTTCTCTTTTTATCCTTTCTGAAGGGAGTATTAAATGTCAGCTATCGCTGATATCAAGACGTCGTCGATAGTCGGTTCAACGGACATTACAACGTCCGCAACCGTCTCCGTCGACAAAACGTTCAACCCCGAAGGTTTTCGCCTGCCGGGTGTCGCGCGTTGGGTCGACCGATCAGGCGGTATCGCGATCGGTTACCCCGCCTTTTCCCTGTCGGTACGGCCGCCTTCCAAGACGAGCCGTATCTACCGGGTGACGGCGAAGCTGTCCCTCCCCACGCTGGAAGTTACTTCGCCTTCGACGAGCACGGGGATTCAACCCCAGCCGACGTTGGCGTATACCTGCCAGGCAGTGATGGAGTTCATGTTGCCCGAGCGTTCGACGTTGGCTGAACGTACTGCGTTGTTCAGCCATCTCCGTTCGCTCTTCGCAACAACGATCCAGGCCAGCGATGCTGTTCCGTCGGATTCGACGGGCTCACCGCTGATCGGGGCCGTGTTGAACTACGACGCGCCGTTTTAATCGGCTAGCCGTAGTTTAACTCAACTCTGGAGGTTCCTTATGTCTTCTACGAAGCGTAAGGCGCAGAAGTCAATTCTGCGCAGCTTTCGCGTTTCATCGGGAGCAACTTCCGATGCTGTTTATAATTTCCTCGAAGCCTTAGATTGCCCAAGAGCATTATCTGTGAGTATTCTTTACAGATACGGTGAGCATAAACAACTCGTCGACCTCGAGTGCAATCCGTCTGACTATGACTTAGTAGTCAGATTCAAGGACGCTTACGCTGCTACTGAATTCTTATCCAAGTCTAAGTTTTTAAAACTGGACCGAGATTTGAAGACAGTAGCTTTGTCTAAATTCGATGAGATCGAATCTAGATGTAAGCGTATAAACTCTCGCTTTAGTAGATTGGAGTCGGACCCCCAGTTCAGGGGTTCGACCGTTTGGCTGCTTAACGCAGTTGAGCGGAAAATATCCAGTATACTTGGAGAGTTTAACTTTGACGAATTTGTAGACGCAGCGAATTGGGGTCCTGGCGCCACTACCAGAATACCGAGTAGGGGTGCTAGTTCTACCAATAAGTTCCAGCTAGAAGCTGGGATCACGCGAGATCTGTACGAGCTTATTCCGATGGATTTAATTATTCGTGCTTACCCTATCTGGGGCGAGCATCTCAAATCGAGGGGTGATTTTCCCTCATTCGAGATCGGAAATAAGCTTACTACTGTTCCTAAGAATGCAAAGACTGATCGTGTCATAGCTATTGAGCCAGGTTTCAATCTCTGGTTTCAAAAAGCTGTCGGCACAATGATCCGTCGGCGCCTTCTCAGGAATGGGATCGACCTTAACTCGCAAGCAGTGAATCAATCTTTAGCTCAGTGGGCGTCAAAAACGAACCTCTTAGCTACAGTTGATTTTTCTTCTGCGAGCGACAGCATCAGTCGAGAACTTGTCCGCGAGATTTTACCCCCGCGTTGGTTCTCTATACTTGATGCGTGTCGATCCCATTACGGTATACGAGACGGGAATCCGGTTCATTGGGAGAAGTTCTCCAGTATGGGGAACGGCTTTACCTTTGAACTAGAGTCGCTGATTTTTTATGCTGCCGCATGTGCTGTTCGCGATTACGAAAATCTTCGCTATCAGCTCAACGGTGCATTTAAGATCAGCGTTTATGGCGATGATGTTATATTGCCATCTTCCTGCCTCGCTCTCTTTTCCTCCTTTTGTGACTTCCTGGGATTTGAAGTAAACGGGAAGAAGAGCCATAGTGGCTCTCCTTTCCGCGAATCCTGTGGAAGTCATTTTTGGGAGGGCGTAGACGTTAAGCCTTTGTACCTTAAAGAGGTACTTCAGAGTATTCCGTCCGTTTATCGGCTGGCCAATGCTGTTCGAAGTTTCTCACATCGTAGGTACACAACGTATACCTGCTTTTGTGATGCATCCTTCAAACGCACTTGGGTCACCTTATTCCGTTTGGTTCCAAAGTCTTTACGATTTCGGATCCCTTTCGGCCTAGGTGATGGTGGATTCATCTCAAATTTTGATGAGTCCACTCCAGTACATGCTAGGCATAGTATCGAAGGATACTTTGTTAAGCACGTAACGTCGCCAGCTATAACTTGGCGTTCTGAAGAGGTTGGCCTTCTTCTGGCCCGCCTGAAAGGTCGTTCTATGCAAGAGTATGGGAATACCTATACTCTAAGAGACCGTACAAGGCTTCAGATTACTAGAAGCCTAGTTTCACAGTGGTACGATCTTGGGCCTTGGATTTAATCAGG